CGGACGGCCTGTATCTGGCTGGGCTGCGTATCCAGCGGAAGAGTCAGGACAAGTACGTGCCTGTGCTCACCGGCAACCTCAAGGGCAGCGCGGACACGCGCAAGGAGTCCTAACGTGAGCGGCAACTTGACCCACAGTCCGGCCGACATACTGCGGCACCTGCTGGTGAACGCGGGACAGGGGGCGCTGCGCAGCGTGAGTCAGACATGGCCGATCGACTGCGGGAATATGCCGGACAAGCCGGACGACTCGATGTGCGTATATGACACGGCCCCCGTGCAGCAGGGCACCGACCAGACCAGCGGTGAACAGCTGGAGAACTATGGCGCGACCGTAGTGGTACGGCACACGACCCGCTCGGACGGTTGGACCAAGGCGAAGACCCTGGACACTTACCTCCAGGAGAGCGTGCGTAACGTGAGCGTGACGATCGGTTCCAGCATATACCTCGTGTGCACCGTTACTAAGACGAGCGGCCCGATCGCCCTGCGCGAGGAGGGCACCAAGCGGTTTCTGTTCAACATCAATGCTGTAGTGAGTCTACGGCAAACCACCTAAAGTAGAGGAGAAGCACTATGGCGGCACCCGAAGCTACAACCCGAGAAACTCCCGACGGTATCCCGCTGCGCGATGGGTATCAGACCCTGGTGACCATCGCCGCCGACACGGACATCTCGTTCTGGGAGGTGGAGGTCACGCCCAGCGAGATGGACGGCGGCGACCCGGTGGAGCAGACCACCCAGCATAACACCACGTACAACACCAAGCGGCCCAGCAGCTTGATCGACCACGGCCCGCTGACGCTGACGTGCGCCTACGACCCGGACGTGCGGGACGAGATCGCGGCGGTCATCAATACGGAAACCACGATCACAGTCACGTACCCGGACGGCAGCACGGACGCCTTCTTCGGGTACGTGCAGAAGTTCACCCCGGACGCCCTGGTACGCGGCACCCAGCCGCGGGCGTCTGTGACGATCATCCAGACCAACTGGGACACTGCCGATAGCGTTGAGGCCGGACCGACCCTAACCGAAGTGGCTGGTACTTAACCCTTTCCCCCGGAGAGCTGGCTGCGGAGCGGGGCTACCCCGCCGCCCTGGGATGCCTCGCCCGCGCCAGCATCTCTACCCTAGCATGAGGAGCGAACGAGATGACCAACGAGAAGAACGACGGCCCGATGGAGTTCAGCTTGGAATTGCAGGAGCGGCCTCTCACGGTGGATAGCAAGAGCTACGTGCTGCGGGAGCCCACGGAGGAGGCAGCTTGCGCCTACCGCGACGCCCTGACCAGCGGCGCGCAGATGGAGGGTCGGAGAATCACCAAGATGGGCAGCGTGGCAGGGGCCGAGCCGATCCTGGTGTCCCGTTGCCTGTTCGAGGCCGACGGAGTCGGGCGTAGGTCGGTCTCCATCAAGACGATCTACGGTTGGCCCAGCCGCGCGGTTAAGAAGATGTTCGAGTGGCTGTCCGAAGTCGGCAACTTGCGGGAGCAGGGGGACGAGGACGAGGGTGGACCAAAAAACTCGCCCATCGCTACCGGGGACAGCTCCGAGTAGCGGCGTACCTGCGGATGCCGCTGGTCGAGTACCTGCGGCGCGTTACTCACCGGGAGCACCTGACATGGTTGGCCTACCTGGACGAGGAACACAACCCGGACCTGCTGCACTGGTACCTGATGCGCGTGGCCCAGCGGGTAGAGCAGGTACTAGCCAAGAACCCTGGGGCCTTCACCTTGCTCGGGGAGCGGGTTGAATTCGAGAAGCAGGAGGAGCCCGTGGAGGAGACGATGGAAGAGGCGACGACTAGGGAAAAGGCCCAGTGGCGAGGTCACTTGCTGGGTAGAAAGGATTGAACATGGCAGCGGCGGGAGAGGTAGAAGTTGGACGGTTGTTGGTGCGTCTCATAGGAGACGCCAGCAGCTACACGCGCATGTTCAAGGGTGCTGTAACCCAGGCCAACCGTGCTATGGCGTCTATCCAGAGGGCTGGGGCCAGGATCGAGGCCGTGGGCACCAAGCTGAAGGCTCTGGGCACTAAACTGACGATCGGCGTCACGCTCCCGCTCATGCTCATTGGAGGCATGGCCGTCAAGTCGTTCGCCTCCTTCGACCAGGCCATGACCGAGTCTACCTCGATCATGCAGGTCACGGCGGACCAGACTAAGCGGATGCGCGACCAGGCCCTAGAGCTGTCCACCAAGGCAGCGCAGGGGCCGAAAGACTTGGCACGATCGTACTTCTACCTGGCCAGTGCCGGCCTGGACGCCAAGCAGAGCATGGCTGCCCTGCCTCAGATGGCCATGTTCGCCACCGCCGGAGCGTTCGACATGGCCACGGCAACGGACCTGGCCACGGACGCCCAGAGTTCTCTAGGGCTCACCGTTAAGGACGCGACGGCGAACCTGATGAACCTCACCCGCGTGACCGACGTACTGGTCAAGGCGAACACCCTAGCCAATGCCAGCGTGCAACAGTTCAGCGTAGCCTTGACTAGCGGAGCCGGGGCCGCGCTGAAGAGCTACAACAAGGACATAGAGGAGGGGACCGCCTTGCTGGCGGCCATGGCCGATCAGGGTATCAAGGAGTCCCTGGCCGGGCATAACCTCGCCCGTATTATGTTGCTGCTCAGTAAGAGTAGCCGTGCCAACGCCAAAGAGCACGAGCAGTTGGGCTTCAAGGTGTACGACGCCACGGGGAAGATGCGTAACTTCGCCGACATTATCGAGAACCTGGAGGATATCACTCGCGGCATGAGCGACGAGCTGAAGAGCGCCACACTGGAAGCTCTGGGATTCGAGGCCCGCGTCCAGCAAGCCATTCTTCCAGTGATCGGTTCCAGCGATGCAATCCGCCGCTACGAGAAGGAATTGCGTAAGGCATCTGGCACGACGAGGGACGTGGCCGAGAAGCAGATGAAGTCCTTCGCTAACCAGATGAAGATGCTGAAGAACCAGGTCACGGTCGCTGCTATATCGCTCGGCGAGGCCCTGATCCCTGCGGTCACGGCAGCCGGCGAGGCTGTTGCCGGGCTGGCCGGCTGGTTCGAGAGTCTGACCCCCGGGATGCGGTCTACAATCGCAATAGTAGGGATGCTCATAGCGGGGATCGGACCGCTGCTCGGAGTTATCGGTCTGCTGACCATCTGCGTGGGCCAGCTAACAATAGCCCTGGGGGTGTTGAATATGGCCTTCTGGCTGTTGCTCGCGAATCCAATAGTAGCCGCTCTCATAGCCGTGGCCGCGGCTGTAGTCTACCTCATTATTAAGACAAACCAGCTCATCCAGGCGGATAACGATCTGAACAAGGTGCGGGAGGAAGGCCTGAAGCTCGCTAACAAGAGCGCAACAGGCATGGCAACGATGGCGGACACAGCCGCCGGGGTGTTCGAGCAACTTCGGAATCTGACGAGGCAGGAGGAGCTAACGAACGAGCAGATGGAGGAGGCGCAGAGAGCTATTGACCACCTAGAGGGTAGGTTCGGGCCCCTCGGAGTCACGGTCGATAAGGTCACTGGCAAGATCAAAGGGATGGCTGCCGGGCAAGAGGCCCTGATAGAGTCGATGAAGCGGGTGAAGACGGGGGCGATCGAGCGGGAAATCAAGCATCTAGACGAGCAGCTCCGAATCCACATGAGACTAACCGGCCCTGGCACGGTGAGGATGCAGAAGCTAGCCGGAGCGTACAAGGATGCCCAGCGCAAGCTGGCCGCGGTAAACGCCGAGGTAGACAAGCTGGTAAGACCCAAGAAGGTAGACCAGGCTAGGCTGGCGGAGGCGGAGAAGATCACGGCTGCCCGGGAGGCGCGTAAGGAACTGAAGACCGAGGTAGAGAAGCTACAGGCTGCCCTCAAGAGTGAGTCTGACTCGTTCCGCGAAGCGAGTGCCGAAGCTCAGATTAACGCCCTAGCTCTTCGCGGGGTAGACGAGGCGACGGTCGCTGGGATGCGGGAAACGGCGAGACGGAACGCGGCGACGCGAGAGCTTATTAAGCTGAACGACCAGCGGAACAAAGATCTGGAAAGGGGTGCGCAAATCACAGAACAGAACCTCACTCCGCAGGAGAAATATCTGAAGCAAGTGGCCGATCTCCAGAGGCTGCTTGATGTCAATGCGATCAGCCAAACCACATTCAACCGGGGTGTCGAGGCGGTAAGTCTAGACACTACCCAGGCCGAGCAGGCACTGAAGGACCTAGAGAAGAACAAGGTGACGGTGCCTCTAGAGTTCAGTGTCGGCACCCAGGCGATCAAGTGGGGTAGTCAGGAGGCCCTGGGGCAGATGCAGGCGTACATGGCGGGGCGCGGTGCAACCACTGCGGGCGAA